TGTATCATGTTTGAATATTTTTATCACCAGATTTTAAGAAAGACTGTAGTTTCTTTTGGAACACTTTTTAATAACATTTTGATCCGACACACTGATGGTGCTGGTAATGATGTTAGTGTTATGAAAGTTCCATTGGCATATGGTCCTACTGATAAGTTCTTGGCAAGAATTCAACAAGCAGCTGATCTGAACAAACCCGTTCAACTGTCTCTGCCAAGAATGTCCTTTGAGTTCACTGGATTAACTTATGATCCAGCAAGAAAGGTTACTACAACTCAAACATTTAAAGCAGTAAGAAATCCTGGAGATAAGACCACAACTAAAAAGGTTTACATGCCAGTTCCTTATAATATGAGATTTGAGTTGTCTATTATGGCAAAGAAAAATGAGGATTGTCTCCAAATCATTGAACAGATTCTGCCATATTTTCAACCAGCATACACAATGACAGTTAACTTGATTTCGGATATTGGTGAAAAAAGAGATATTCCAGTTGTTCTTGATGGAATCTCAATGAGGGATGACTATGATGGAGATTTCAATAATAGAAGAGTTTTATATTATACCTTAACATTTACAGCAAAAACTTATCTGTTTGGTCCTGTTGCTACTGCATCTGGTGTTATCAAGAAAGCAACTATTGATTACATGACTGGTATTGATCCAAGTCAGGCAAGAAGAGAACAACGTTACAGTGTTACTCCTCGTGCTGTTCGTGATTATAACGTAGATCAAACTACTTCAATCACAGAGGATCTAACAAAAACTGAAACTATCATTAATGTAAGTAGTGTCAGCGGTCTCTCAGAAAAAACTTACATCAATATTAATGGTGAGCAAATGCGTATCACCAAAATTGATGGAACTAGTATCATTGTTGAGAGAGCAAAAGATGGCACAGAGGCAATCGAACATCCACTTGGTTCTTATATCAATGTTGTTGATACTGATGACGATCAGTTGATTGAAATCGGAGATGACTTTGGATTTAATGAAACTCTCTCATTCTTCCAGGACTTTAAAGAATATAGTCCATCTCAAGGTGAGGATATCTAATGAAAACTGAAAGTCTAGATCAAGTTTTTAATGTCGCTCCAGCAGAAATTGTGAAAAGTGAAGCAGAAGAACCTGCTGTGATACAAAAACTGAAGGCAGACAAAACCGATATTCAAAAAGACTATGAATATACTCGTGGAAATCTTTACTCTTTGATTGAAAAGGGTCAAGAAGCAATCAATGGTATTCTTGAACTCGCACAAGAAAGTGAAATGCCAAGAGCATATGAAGTTGCAGGTCAGTTGATTAAAAGTGTTTCTGATGCCACAGATAAGTTGATGGATCTTCAGAAGAAACTGAAGGACATTGAGGAAGATAAACCAAAAGGTCCAACAAATGTTACAAATGCACTTTTCGTTGGATCAACTGCAGAATTACAGAAACTATTAAAATCTAAAGACCTAAATAATCAATAAAACCATAAATCATGGCAGCCAGGTCAGTTAATCTCACAGTAGAACAGGGAACTGATTTTACTACAACATTTACCATCAAAAATCCAGATGGGACAGTGTTACCTTTAACTGGTTACTCTGCTACTGCAAAACTTGGTAAACACCCTTCAGCATCATCAACAACTAGTTTTGGTATAACTCTTACTGCTGCATCTGGAAAAGTTACTTTAACATTAGGTAATACAGTTACAGCAGGTTTAGATCCTGGAAGATATTATTATGATGTCGTCATTCAAAGTTCTGGTGGTAACATAACAAGGGTCATTGAAGGTATGGTTTTAGTCACCGCTGGCTTAGCATCCTAATGGCAGATTACGAGATTACTCTAGATTCTACTTCTCTAGATATTACTCTAGATGCAGATAGTTCTTTAGTTGAGGGTGGCAATCAGTTTGACGCAACTCTATCAGAGACAGAAGTGGCAAACAAGTTTACAGATCTTACAGATGTAAGTATAAATCAAAATAATCTTGATGCGACAAAGACTAACTTCGTTGTCGTTTATGACAACGTTGTTGGAGCATTTAAGTTAGTTGATCCTGATCAGGTTCTTATTGCTGCGGCATCTTCTATTAGTAATGTTGGTTATGTTGGTCTTCCAACAGCGTTTATTTCGCAACTTGACAAAGATCTTGATCAAAAAGTGGATCTTGATGGTGGAAGTTTTTAGTATTTTATCTTACCCATATTATAAAATCGATAAATACTACTAAAAGGTAAAGTATAGAAATGGCAGCTCCAGTTCTACAGTTTAAGAGAGGTCTTTTAGCCGACCTTCCAGCTCTGAGAGCGGGTGAGCCTGGATTTGCAACTGATAGTTCAGACTTTTACATAGGTCTTACTTCTCAGTCTGTAAATAACAAGTTCTTTGGCTCTGCTCGTTATTGGACAAAAGAAACAACCACAACGGGCAGTGCTGTTCGTCTGGTAGAGGGAACAAACAATGGTGCAAACTATGTTGCACTCAAATCTCCAGACGCAGTTGCATCAAATATTACTTATACTCTTCCAGGTGCTCATGGAGCTAGTGGAACAGTTCTGACTCAAGACGGATCAGGTAACTTGAGTTGGGTTGCTGGATCAGTTAACGCTGTCTTCTCTGGTATTTCATCCTTTACAGATACAACAGAATCTGACGATACTACTAGTGGTGCGGTTATTATTTCTGGTGGTGTTGGTATCGCTAAAAACTTAAATGTTGGTGATGACTTAACTGTCTCCAATAACGGTACTATCACTGGTATTCTTACCGTAGCATCATCTGATGATATTGCACTTCAGGTTACTGGTGGTGTAGATATTGACAAGAATGTTAATATTGCAGGAAGTGAATATATTGGCGCAGACCTTTATGTTGCAGGTATCTCTACATTTGTAGGAACTGTAACATTTGAAGGTGGCACCATTAATCTTGGT